GTAAATTATTCACTGCTGATGATTACAAACAAATCGGTTCACTTCATAATTGGAGAGAATGGGAAGATAAGGTAACACATGGTGAATGGGTAAAACCCGTTTGGAGTAGAGCACAAACAATGTCAGGTTCAGTTCCTACACCTTATATAATCGATGATAAAGTTGATGTATATGAAGTAGCTGAAGCAATCAGATATTGGTATGATAAAACACCAAAACAAAGAGCAGAAGCTGGTAAGAAAGGAAGAGAAGCATTTTTAGGTGAAATGGGATTAAATACAGATAACCAAAACAAATGCATGGCTGATGGTATTGAGAAAGCAATAAAAAACTTTAAACCTAAAGAAAGATATAAATTATATAAATTAGCATAATGAACAAACCAACATTAGTATATCAGGCGCCAGTAGCAACTAGAAGTGGTTATGGTGACCATTCAAGAGATATTTTGAAATCAATATTTAAATACGATAAGTTTGATGTTATTACTTTTCCAATGAGATGGGGTAATACTCCACAAAATCAAATAAATCCTACAACTGAGTTTGGTTCAAAACTTATATCAACTATAGGAAAGCAAGTAACAAAAGTACCAGATGTATTTGTACAAATGACTGTACCAAATGAGTTTGAAAAGAAAGGTAAATTCAGTATAGGAATTACGGCTGGTATTGAATCAACAATAGCTCCAAAGGAGTGGATTGATGGTTGTAATAAAATGGACTTGGTTATCGTTCCAACAGAGTTTTCTAAAAAGATACTACTGAGTACCATATATGATGAAACCGATAAGAGAACTAAACAAGTTGTTAGACAACATAAAATTACTACACCGATTGAAGTATTGCATGAAGGAGTTGAATTAGAAACTTACTTAAATCCGCCAAAAGATGAAGTGGATGTTTTGGAAGGAATTGATTCGGATAATAACTTCTTATTTGTAGGACATTGGTTAAGAGGTGATTTGGGACATGATAGAAAGGATGTAGGTATGATGATAAAAACATTCTGTACAGTTTTCAAAGGATTACCAAAAGAAAAACAACCAGGTCTTATTCTAAAAACATCAATGGCAGGATTTTCGGTTACAGATAGAGAACAGATAGAAAAAAAGATTACTCAGATTACCAATATATTTGGTGAGAAGTGTCCACCAATACATTTATTATTTGGAGATTTAACTGAAAAACAAATGAGTTCTTTATATCATCATCCAAAAGTAAAAACAATGTTATCATTTACAAAAGGTGAAGGATATGGTAGACCACTTTGTGAGTTCTCACTTACAGGAAAACCAATCATAGTACCAAATTGGAGTGGACACGTTGATTTCTTACCAGATAGATTCACAGAATTATTGGAAGGTGAAATAAAAAACATACATGAATCAGCAGCAGACCAATTCTTACTAAAAGAAGCTAAATGGTTCTATGTGGATTATTCTAAAGCAGCTGCTAAGTTATTTGATGTAAATGATAAATATAAAAACTACTTATCTAAATCAAAGGGGTTGAGAGAAAATACTAAAAAGCATTTTGATTTAGAATCAATGCATAGTAAATTCGCTGATATTATGAAGAAGTATGTTACTATACCAGAATTTGTAGCATTAAAATTACCTGAAATCAAAAAGTTATAATGGCAAGTTACACAAAACAATACGAAACATTTTTAAAACCCGAATCAAGAGTTGGTAAAGCAAATATAAAAGGTGGTAACATTTACAGAATATCATCTTATGATGCAGTTACTAAAAGAGGTTCAGATACAAGATACATATTTGTTCTTGGTAGAGTTGGTAAAAAAATCCATTGTATAAAAATTGGAGATGTTCTACCAAATGCATTTACAAAACTTATAAGAAAATTAAGAAACAAAAATGTAGAAATAAAAGATGGTGTAAGACTTAGTGATTTACTCAAAAAGTTTGATGCAGATGGTTCTAATATATTCACTGGATATATAAAAAATAACCCATCAGTTTATTCATATAAATTAGGAAACTATAGAACTTACTTTGTAGATAAGATATCTTATGTTAGTGAGATTAGATTTGAAACTGATTTTCTTAAAGAACTTTTCCAAGAAGGTAAAATGACTAAGCAAGAAAGACAAGATATTATTAATGATGAAGTAAGAAATACATTTACAGAAGATTTAGCAGATGAAGATTAGTTACGCAATAACAGTTTGTAATGAATTAGAAGAGATTACAAATCTACTTAACTTTTTACAAACAAATATAAAAGAAGAAGATGAAATCGTAATCCAATATGATGAAAGTGGAGTTACTGGTGAGGTTTTAGATTATTTAAAGTTAATGGATAAAATGCATTCTAATCATAAAGTGATAGGATTTCCACTTAACAAAGATTTCGCATCATTTAAAAACAATCTTAAATCTCATTGTAGTAAAGATTATATATTTCAGATTGATGCAGATGAAATTCCACATGAATCTTTAGTAGAAGTTATCAATGAGGTATTGGATACTAATCCAGTTGATGTTATATTCTTACCAAGAGTAAATACAGTTGAAGGATTAGAACAATCTCATATTGATAAATGGAAATGGCAAGTAAATGATAAAGGGTGGGTAAATTTTCCTGATTATCAAACTCGTATCTACAAAAATACAAAGGATGTGACTTGGATGAATAAAGTACACGAAAGAATTACAGGATATAATACAGTATCTAACTTTCCACCTGAAGAACAATGGAGTTTGTATCATCATAAACAAATAGATAGACAAGAAAAACAAAACGAATTTTATGACACAATCTAATATTACTTTTGTATATGCATATGAAGAAGAGAATTGGTCAACACCAATGGCTCTTGCTAATGAGTTTATGAATCAAGGTTGGAATTGTGAAGTAGTTTCTATTGGTTCTAATAAAACTGGTGAGTATCACGATAGAAATCTAAGTAAGTGGTTGGAAAGTCAACCTGATACTGATATAGTTTTATTTATGGATTGGGGTAGATTTGATTCACCACTATTAGATAAGGTTCATTTACCAAATACCTTTTGGGTGCAAGAAAGTGGAGATGACCCACAAAACTTTGATAGAAACTTTCCTAAATCAGAAAGGTTTCATATAACTCTTTCACCAGATGCTGATTCAACAAAAGAATATAAAAACAGAGGTAGAGATGCATATTGGTTCACACACTTTGCAGATACAGCAGTTCAGTTTCCAATTGAAGGACAAGCAGAATATGTTGCCGTTACAAGTAGAGGAATCGGTGGTTCTCAATTTTTAGATATGTTGACTCAACATGGAGGAGGAACAGTTGGAAATCAAAATGGAATGGAAGCACCTGAGCATACTGAGTTTCTTAACAAAGGATTAATGGTAGTACAACACAGTAGATGGGGTGAGGTAACTCGTAGAATCTTTGAAGGTATGGCTTGTGGTAAAATGGTTTTATGTGATAGATTAGAAAAATCTAAAAGATTAGATGAACTATTTACTGATGGTGAAGATATTGTTTACTATGATGATATGATTGATTGTATTACTAAAATGAATAAGTATTCTGAAGATGATACTGAAAGAAATAGAATCGCAAAAAATGGTTATGATAAAGTACTTGAAAATCATACCCAAAAACAAAGAGTTGAGTTTATAATTGAAAAGTACAACGAATGGAAAAACTCCCAATAAGTATAGGGATATTAGCTTGGAATAGTGGACAAACTTTAGTTAACACACTACACAGTTATTTCGAAAGAGAATTCTTACATCAAATAAATGATGTATGTATTTTATTCCAAGAAGCATCAGAGCAAGATAAACAGATTGCAGAGCACTTCGGTATTCCATATATCGCATTAGATAATAATATTGGAATAGGACAAGGATTTATACAATTAACTGAACAAGCTAAAACAGATAATGTTTTGGTATTGGAGCATGATTGGAAACTCATAGAAGATAAAGAAACTGCTAGAGTTAGATTAAAGAGTGGAGTTGATATGTTAAACAAAGGATACTCTTGTATTAGATATAGACACAGAGCTAATCCTGGTCATCCACATTTTTCATTTCAATATCAAGGTAGAGAATTAGATTATTACGATAAGGAGTTAGAAGCAACTTCACCACACCTCTTAGATTCAGTTCATTGGTGTGACCCATCCAAAAAATTTAATGATAAGATTCAAAAGGATGGTGAGTATTTTATTAGTACATCTCGTTGGGGTAACTGGACAAATAATCCTTGTTTGTATAAAAAGGATTTTTATTTAGAAACAGTTAAACAATTCGCAGGTGAAGGTATAGCATTAGAAGGCAACATTTCTAAATGGTGGGCACAACAAACTTATAAAGTTGCGCATGGTGAGGGATTATTCTCTCATAAAGATGAAGGTAAACATGGAAATTAAAACAAACAATAATATGAACGTAAATTTTAAACCTCTAGGTGATAGAGTATTAATCAAACCAACACAAAAGCAAGAAAAGAAATCAAAAGGTGGAATTATCTTAACTGATAGTATCTTAAAAGGACAAAAGGTTTTTGGTGAGGTGGTAGCAGTAGGTACAGGTATCTTTACTCAAAGTGGAGAATCTATCCCAATGATTGTAAGTGTGGGTGATAAGGTAATGTATAAGAAAGATATGGGTTCAGAGGATGTAACCATTAATGATGAAAAGTATTTACTATTTAGAGAACATGAATTATTGGGTATCTTAAATGAGTAAAATAAAACTAATCATATTCGATTTAGATGGTGTATTAGTAGAAGCTAAGAACATACACTATGAAGCACTTAATAAAGCATTAGGTAGCTATGCTATTAGTTGGAATGAGCATTTATCAACTTATGATGGATTAAAAACTAATCAAAAGTTAGATATGTTAACTGAACAAAAAGGTTTACCAATAAAAGAACATAAACGTATTTGGGAAGATAAACAAAAAAATACTTTAGATATGTTAAGCGATTTAGAAATAAATCCTAATTTATTAAGTACTATATCTCGTTTATCAAGTGAAGGGTATAAAATCGCTTGTTGTTCAAATTCAATTCGAAAAACTGTATTAACAGTATTAGCTAAACTAGGGTTAATTGAATTTATGGATTTAATTATATCAAATGAAGATGTATTAAATTCAAAACCACAC